GGTGCTCGCGAATTCTGAAACCCATGCTGAGTCTATAAAGCGGTAGTAGGTGTTCACGTCCTGAACGTAGGCAACCCACCCACAGTCTGTGTAAGGCGTGAAGTTCGTCCAGCCTGCACCCGTATAGAGAGCTAGATCTCCAATCGCGAAGGTCGACCACGAGCCACCAACCCCGGTCAGGATGTAAATATCGCCTGCGTTCGGTGATGCCGGAGAGGTTCCAAGACGGCTGACGACAGGAATAATCCCCTGTCCTTTTTTGATGAAAGGAGGGGTGTGTGACGTAACCCGCCAGTTTCCGCCGTCGGCCGTGATCTCGCAATCTTCTCCATTCAGCGCGAGAGCAAACGACCCGCCGCCGTGAGTCTTCGTGCCTTCGTAGATGTTCTGGCCTGATCCCGATTTGACAACGACGATTGCCTTGTTTGCCGAACCCGCGTGCTGAACCTTGATCTTCCAGCCATTCGGAATGTCGTTATCGGTTGCGGAAGGAAGAGTCAGGGTTACGTTAGCACTCGAACAATTGACCAGAAACGTCGAGTTTTGATCGGCAGCAACAATGGCATAGGCGAGAGACTTCGTGACAACCGGAAAGGTCGCAGTGACCGAGACGTCGACGGACGAAGCGGAAACCACTGCACCCGGAATATCGTCATGCGTCGCAATCGTGTTGCCGTCAGCATCTTCAAGGACGATCTTGTAGGGTGCGGTGCCGACATAGACAAGCGTCCGGGTTGTGCCGTCCGAGGTCGGATACCCGAGGGAATCGGTGACAACTTCCGTCCCAAGCTCTACAGTGAGCGCCGCGTCGGAATAGACCGTCTTTGGATTGGTCGTCTGCGCATCGTAGAACTTAGCTCTACCGCCTGATAGCGGAGCACCAGTCGAATCGTCGGTCAGCCTCTCCCCAGGAGGGAAGGCATAAACGGAATCGGTCATGCGAGGGATTTCCTAGGAATGAGTCCAGGACGCGGAGAACAGATTTTCGTTTTCGTGTTCACGACCGTCATTGTGACAATCGTAGGTCTATGGCTCGCCTGGGTGCGCGAGACCGGACGATGGGAGCTTTTCGCCCTCTTTTCCTTCGGGCTAGGTTTTGTGATCTGGAAGTTCTGGGACTATCGCCCGCCGTCTTGAGACTGGTATCCAGCTTGCCCGATAGCTTCGAGAGCCGGGTTTAGGTTCGGTCGAATGGGACGGACAACAGCCCGCACCGCTTGTTTTGCGGAAGCTGCATTAAATGCGTTACCAATACCGGTATATTGCAGCGCTGCCCGTGCCGGCGTGCCCAGTCCGAAGGAATCCAGAATCTTGAGTAGCCCTTCCTTCGCGAACTGCGCACCCGTGAAACCTGAGCCAGAAGCGTTCGGAGGTTTGAATGAAACCGCCTCGAGTGCGCGGATGAACTCGCGCATCTGGCGAAGCTCTGTCGGCTGGTAAAGCGTTGTCATCACGCTCGACTGGTTCTGCATCGCAGACTTGAGGTTGTTGACCATCGCCGTCGGACCAACCAACTCCCCGTTCTTGCCCGTGACCAATCGAGTCCAGTAAGCGAGACGAATGTCGTTCCACGCCTGCGCGCCTGCATCTCCCGGCGCGAAACGATCGATTGCAGTTTTGATGCTCTTGAGCGTGGCTATCGTCCCCGGCGTTACACTACGCGAGCCCGGAGAACCCAACAGCGTCTGAACGACGGCTTCGCCACTGTCCGCTTTTCCATCATCCAGAAGAGCGCTCATTCGGCGCGATGCGGTTGTTATCGTTCCGTCTGGTGCTTTCGGTTCGAATATCTGTCGGACCTCATTCGAAAAGGCTCTGGCCTTCACCAGCTTCATGGCTGCCGCCGGATCACCATTTAGCAACCCTTGCTCAGCGGCTTGGCCAAGCCAATCGTTGTAGGCGTGATAGATCGATTTGGCGGCCGAGCGGTCTGTTGCGGTTTTCGCGTCGTCGATCATCATTCCCAACGCGCGACGCACGCCGTCGACGTCGCGAGCCCCTTCGAGACCGAGTGAATTATGCAGTGCGCCGGATGGCTTTCTGCCGGCCATGAAGTCATCAAGGTATTCCCACATCTTGTAAGATGCCGGCGTGTTTTTCTGGCTGATCACTCCTGCAAACGGCTCTAGGTTGCCGCGCAAGGTCTCTTTGAGGAGCGGCGCTGACGCTATTTGCGGTGAAGACCGATTGACGCCCGTCAACGGTGTCATGATGTCAGTCGATTCCGCCGTCCCCATTTTCGGCGTCAATGACTCGTCTGGCCAGAGAGTCGATTCCTGCTTTCGGGCCTCTTCGCGCGCGGTCTGAAGCGTGTCTTGTATGCTATTTCCCAGCGTTGCTGGCTGACGGTCGAAACTAGATCCTCCCGGTTGTCGCGTGGGGTTGATCTGCTCTCCGATGCCTTGGCGCGGTGCGCTTGATCCAACGGGAACGGCGCCCGTGCCATCGTCTCCCAAGGCTGCAAACCGGATTGCATCGGCTTGTTTCTGGTCGAAACCGCGCATCGTGTCTTGTGCGCTCTCACCGTAGAGACGGCGGCGCATCCCCTCTTCCTGCGTCAGGAGGAAGGGGTCCTTGGTGATCTGGCCTCGAGTTGCTGGAATGCCGAAACGGTCAAGCCCGGCTTCCGTTGCCGCTTGGGCCGGATTTCCAGAGGTTGCCAGAGATTTGCTGAATGAGCGAGCAAAGTCCGGCGTGATGTCGGCCGGGTCAAGACCAGCCTGCCGAGCGGCTTCGATGCCCTTTTGTGTCAGTTGGCCTGTCGTTTTGTCGACCAGTCCGGGGATCGTCACGAACCGGCGCCAGAGTGCCCCACCAGCCGCAGCAATCGGAGGTGCAATACCACCGACAACGGTTGTCACGGCCGCTTTCGGAAGATCGACGCCCTGATTTGAACCTTGCACCATATTTCCGACGTCACCGGCGACACTCGTTGCGCCCGCTCCAAGCCCTTGCGCAATCGCCTGGATGCCGACGCCAGCACCACGCGTCGCCGCTCCAATCGTCCCACCCGTTGCGAGATACGGTAGAGAACCATAGCCGGCGCGCGCCACGTCCTGCAGGTCTAGACCGGGTCGGTTGACATAGCCCCGCTGCTCCTGGCCGTCCGCACCTCGAGATACAATGATCGGATAACCATGCGCATCGTGCTCGGTGCGAATGTACCTGTCACCGAGGTTCTTCGCGATGATGTCGCCCATCGCTTCGTCACCAGCACCAAAGATCGCGGCATTCCCGGTCGGGCCTCGAAGCTCGTTCGGAAACTGCTCAAAGACCGTTTTGGTGTTGGCCTCGCGCGGGTCCTGTCGACCCTTGACCGAGTTGACGAACCATTCTCCCCAGCCCTCTTTTGGCTGAGCGGGAGCGGATTGCGGCGGCGCGCCGATCTTGTCGAGACCGGTAGCCGAGGAAAAGTAATCGACCGGCTGGACCGTTGCCGCCGCCTGCTGTGGCTGTTGCGGCTGCTGTCCGATCTGATCAAGTCCCGTCGCGGCCGAGAAATAGTCGGTCAAATGCCGAACTCCTGCTTGATCTGCCGGGTTGTCGCCTGCTGCAACTGCATCGGCGTCGCGTTCGGGTGCTGTTGCCGAAACTCTTGTTCGATCTCCTGCCCACGTTGATTGATGATCGCGGGCATGTCTTCGACTGCAACCCTTGCTTCCCACGGCTTACCCCTGAAGCCCTTTGACCGAAGCCATCTTGCACGCGCAATTGCCGAAGTTTGGAAGGCGATCGAGTTCTTGAGCTTGGCGTCAAACTCGGTCGGAGAATCGCCGTCGAATATGCCCTTTCCCGGGTTTGGCAGGTCAAGCAACTGACGCTGCATTTCGTTCTCGGTGACGGCCGTGCCTGAAAGGTCTTTCAACACCCTGTTGAGGTTGTGCCAGGCGTTCTGCCGGAACTGCGTGTAGGCCGTGAGGTCCTTTTTGTCCTGATCTCCGAGAGCACCAAACTTGTCCTTCACCGCGGCGCCCCAGAATTGGAAACGCTGCGGAATGTTCAGGAACTTCGACTGATAGGTGCTCTTGATCGAATTGAGCGTTGCGAGCTGTCCTGTTGAGGCAAGTTCTTCTTTGTCGTTCTGCGTCGTCGCGCCTTTGTCGAGGGCCGCTGACGACCCCGCATCCATCAGGGCTTTACCGGCCGCATCCTTGCCCGCGAGAGACAACGCGAACCCGGCACTACGCGCGCGGTCCGGCGTCATAGGGCCAAGAGGCGTGTCGACCATTTCAGGCTGTTGCGGCTGCGGCGCGGCGGGAGAGCCCGGCACTGTGCTGGTATCCGACGCAAGCACGACGCCCGGCATTGTCGGCGCGCCTTGGAAGCTCTGCGGCTGAAAGCGCGGCTGCGGAACAGTTACCGACGTACCCGGCATCGGTGTTGTGGTGTTCACCGGAGGCGGAGAGCCGCTTGCACCACTGCCGCCAGTGATCAGGCCAGCAATAGCGTCGTTGAGCGAGTTTTTTTGATCTGCAGCTTTGATCTGCGCGCGCGTCAGTTCCAGTCCCGCCACTTTGGTCTCTCTGTCCAGCGGATCGAGGAACTGTCCCGCTTGCGCCGCCATCAGTTTGGGTCCTGAGGCTGGATCGAGTTCTTCCGGCGTCAGACCGTTGGTGCCATGCCGGGAGATGATCTGTTTCCATGCCGCGGCCCGTTGCGCGGGATCGGTGATCTGATCAACAGCAAGCGCCTGCTTTCCAAAGTCGGCAACCTGTTGACGGGCCGCGCTCTGCTTTTGAAGATCGAACTGACCCTCACCGATCTTCATCATCCGATCCGCGCGGTCAGATGCCTGCTGTTGAAGGCCGAACTGTCGATCGATGTTCTGCTGCTGCATGATGGTATCGAGCGCAGAGTTGACCGGCTCAAGGTTGATGCCTGGGCCCGGTCTGAACGTCGGGAGTGGTGCGAAATAATTGGCCATTACGGTATTACTCCCGAGAAGCTCGTAGGTGTTCGCATGCCATTGAACGCGGCGACACCCTTCGCACCAGTACCGAGGATCGCGAGCACGTTATTCAGCCCGGTGTTTCTCGTTCCCGCGATCGCACTGCCTTTGTTGATCGCATTGGCGGCCTGCGTCGCCCCGAAGCCATAGGCGTTGTCACCCTGCCCGGTTAGAACGCCAGCCCTCGCGCCTGTCGCTTGTAGTCCTTGCGCTCCAAGGTTCGCATAGCGGTCCAGAACGTTGCCGTAGTCCTGCGTTAGCACTCTCTGGCCAGCGAGAGCCGCTGCGCCTGACGCCCCCATGCCGCGCGCGTTCATGTTCTTTAGTACGTTGTTGGTGTCATCCGCGAATTTACCCGACCAGAGCGGATCTGATGTTATGACGCCTTGCGCTGCCGTTCTGGCGTCTTCTCCATTCAATCCTAGAAGATCGCCATAGGCTTTGTTTGCTGCTCCGCCTGTCGCGGCATAAGGATCGAACGAGCCCGCAGCCTGATCGTAAAAACCCTGCGAAGCGTTGAAGCCCTTTTGAAGAGCATTATTGGCCGTGCTGTAGGCCCGGTTGATATCGCCGCGCGCACTCGATCCGGTGAAGTCGGAAAAGAAGCTCATGGGATTGCCTTATCTAAATGGGGAGAGTGCTGTCGGAAGGACGCGGTCAACGATAAGAGGCGATCGAGACGTTCGGCGCGACCGCCAGGGGATCACTCAGTGACGTTGAAACCGCCAAAGGAGAAAGCGTTGAAGTCGCGGGGCCAAAACTGGCAGATGAAACCTCTCGGCCCGTGCCGAAGTTCGTCTGATTATCCTTCGTGATCCCTGACCACAGAATCGTTGGAGTGGTTTGGATTTGTGCAATCCCGCCATACCCAACAACCACACCGCCGGACGGAACATTGACGCTCACATTTTTGGTTGTGGCATTGCCCGTCTGAGCATCTCCGTCCACCGCCGTGGCGCTGAATAAACCATATGCGGCATAGACCGCAATTGATGGAGCAATGCTCGTTCTGGTCGTTCCGCTCGCCGTCATAACAACGCTCCCACTCGTTCCGGTGGGAATGGCTGCTGAGTAAATACCGCTGAAAGAGGCGAACGGAGATGGAGTTTGCGCCATTGACCCTGAAGCTAGAGCACCCGAAACACCTTCAATAAACAGGCTCGCAATGTTATCAGCGATGGCCCCGAGTCCGATGATAATAACTCGATCACCCCGGGGATTTCCAAAAGGAACCCCGCTGAATGTCACCGTGCTTCCTGATTGACTCGTGTCCGTCAACATTCCGAGAAAAACGAGACTCGGCCGTCTATTGCCACCAACTATCGGAAACGCCCCCGGTATCAATTGAAGTTCGGGCCAATCACCCCGGTGATGATGATCGTTCCAGGTTGCCAGACGTGGTAATAGATGTAGACAACCGAACCCGCGGGAATTGAAACGGGCCAAGAGACCGCATCGCTGGAGAAGTAGTTTGAGCCTTTATTTATCGTCCGCGTTGCACCGCTAGCTGCGACATGGAACACTCCGGCTTGTCCCTGCTTCGCGTTTGAAGGGTTAGCTAGTGTCCGATTCCCCGCGATAGTCACATCGAAGTTAAACCCGGCCGACATGTCGACTGGGATGAACGCGCCGTCCGTCAGGCCGACAGCACCGGCGGCATCCCAGACTGTTCCAGGTGTTAGCGCCAGTGACCCGGCCGCATTCCCCCGATAGTCGGCCGCTGTTGCCCCAGTGAATAACGCCGCCATCCCTCCCGAAACGCTCCCGAGCCACTTATAGAACCGGTCCGAGATATTCCCTTGCGGATCGAGAAGAGCTCGAGGCGGAGGTGGCGCGAGGGGTTTTCCGGTCATACCGCATCCATCTCAAGATCGGCTGAGACAGCATAAAGTGCCCGGTCCACCTTCGCAGACCACGAGAAGCGATAGACGCGCCCGTTTTCCGGCGCTTGGCCCAATCTGTTCGTGCGAATGCGGGTCAGGTTCTGGCCCTGCTTGCCGAGTTTGACTTTCCGTTGCGTTTTGAACGTCTCTCCCCCGTCGTGAGACCAGTCGATCATGATCTCTGGGTCGACGTCTTGCGGCAAGCCTTGTCCCGTTCCAACACCCCGTTGCACATCGAGATAGAGTGCATTGTGTGTCACCCGTTGCGGAAACGCATGGACCGTCGGCGGGATAACCGATGAGATGAGCGGATCGCCAGCGTCATCCTTGAAGCCCGGGCTCATTTCGAACAGAGCTCCAGTGTCTGCATCCCCCGCAATCAGCTTCGTGCCGAATTCCAGAACGAAGGCGATCCGCCAATTCTTTCGTCCGTGGGTTTGTCGATCATGCCAGCGCTGCATTCTCGTGTCGTAGATGTGCGTCCACTTCGGACAGGTCAGGGCGTAGAACGTATGTCCTCTTGACGACCAAGATGTCGCCTGGATGGTTGAGGGGTCTTCAATGTCCTGAATGTCGCTTTCAACCTTGGGCGTGGAGATTATTTGAGCCGAGTCACCAGAGCCGAGCAATCGAACCGTGCGATCGTTGGCAACCCAGGCAAGGGTTTCGGCAACCGTGGCAACTGAATTTGAAGCGAGCAGTCCAATCGGTATTACAAAGGCTCGGCCATACGGGAAATCCGCTCCCCCGTTGTCCTGCCAGACCTCGATCGTCTCTTCACCGAAGAGATAGAACTGACCTTGAAGAGCCGCGATGCAGATCAAATCGTCCGGGTCGCCGTCCGCGGTTGCAAAGTCCAGTCCATCCCAAGCCGTCGCATCATCAATGGCGCCGATCTGCCATTTGTTCTGTGCTGTGGTGATCCCGAAATACCCATCCGAGAACGCCAGGGTAATAGGAGCCAATAAGTCGACGTCCGTAACCTGCGTTAGAACATCGGCCCGGCAATTGTACATCAGCCCGTCACAGACGATGGCGATATCGGGTGTCGCTCTGCGGTTCCTTTTGATGAACACCGGCGCCGTCGTCGAGATGTTCATTGACCCAATGAACTTCTGATCTCCTGTCGCAGTGACTTTGTAGAGACCAACTCCTGCCACGACGTAGATCACACCATCGACGACAATCCCTGCCCGGCAACCGAGGCCAGACGCGACGTTCTGAAGGAAGCAAAAGCCCTGCAATCCATCTGAAGCATAGATTGCGTTCTTGACCTTGCCCTCGTCTCCGATTGGAGAGAGGTAGCAGTTGATGAGTTGAGCAGCGCCGCCCTGGTTGAAGCGGGCCTGACTGGAGCCAGAGGGAAGCGCGAGCGGGACGATCGCCATCAGGCTGAGATCCTGCGCCAGCACCACACCGCCGTGCCATCCTGAATGCTAGATGAAGTCCCGGACGGACCTCCGCTTGCATCCGACATTCCAGCGGTGATGCACTCGTAAATGTTGGCGTTGCTGATGACGTAATCCCTCAGACAGTAGGCTTGACTCGCAATCCACGGCAGATAGTTCCGGCCGCCGTTGGTCTGCCAGCGGTAGCTTGTACCGAGGAGAGCGGGATCGAACTCCGCGTCAGGCGTCGCGCTGAAGGCTGAGCGGATCTGCTCCCATCCCCGGTCTGCGTCACGCATGAGAATGGGCCCCGGAGTCTTGCCGTAGGTTTCGGCCTGGTCGACCGCGAGCATGGCGATGACGGCTTTCTCAAACCTCGCATCGAGTGGCAGCACATCGCCGCTCAGTCCTTCGGCTTCCCAGCTCGCAATCATGGCGTTGAGCGCGTCCGTCATATCCGAGACATCGGCGGCGGCCGCGGTTTCTCCCGCTCCAACGACGCTCAGCCGCTTTAATGCTTTGGTGGCGATCTCAGTTGCTGTCGCCATTGCTCACCTTCGTCTTGGACTTCTTCTTTGTCTCTGGGTCGGGTTCCTCGACGTTCCAAGGAGTCTGTGACCAGCCTTCCGGAAAGGGCGTGCCGTCAGGCAAATCGAACACTCTGAATTCGCAGCGCTTGCCCTCCATCGTTTCGATGTGGGCCAAGACCGAATCCGAGGCTGCTAACCGCCACAGCATTCGAGCGTGTTGCATGGGTTTCTCCAACGTGGCCGGGGACGGATCATCCGCCCCCGAGCCGTTGATCAAGCTGTTGTTGCTGACAGGGCGCATTAGCCGGTCAACCTGACAGCGAGTTCCGGGTACATCATCTTGACGCCGAACAGGATATCGAGACGGATGATGTCGCGATCGAGATCGATGTCGTACTGCTTGACGACGCGCACCGAGAGGTTGTTGGCCGACTGGCGGGCCTTGAACGCGGCGCCGTCCGGCAGATCCAAGTCCGCCATCACAAGAGCAAAAGCGTTCCTGTGGAAGCAGAGGTTCTGCGCGTAGGCGGTCGACGCGGTGCCTGTCACCACCTGGATAGGAGCGGTGTCGGCCGGTGCTGCGGTGACGTTCTGGTAAGGACCAGAGGTCACGATCGCGGGCGAGATCGTCAGAGTTGCCGGGCCCGTCGAAGCACCCGAGTTCGCATCTGCGAGGACGACGAACTGCTTCTTGTACCCGAGGTCCTGATAGGTCTTCGGGTTGATGTCGTTGACGCCGGTGATCGTGATCACGTCGCCAGCCTTCAAAACGCCAGTAACGCTATTCGACCAGCCGTTGGTGTTCAGCGTCTGTGAGTTGGCCTGCGGCGTGGCGTTCGAGTGCTGGTTTGCGCCAGCAACCAACGGCGTACCGGCGTAGGCGCCCACCGTGTGCTTGATGATCGATGCACTTTCGTAGGTGTCGAAGCCGGCGTACTTGCCGATCTTCACCTTCTCCAAGGCCGTTTGCGTCTTCTGCTGCGTGAAGAGGTTCTTCAGGTCATTGGCGACGTTGAGAGACGCGGCCGGATCGAGCACCGCGTTCAATGTGTCCTGAGGCGCAGCGTGTTCGATGAGCTTCTGTCGTGCTCCACCGAGAGCAAGGAAGGTCGACGGCGTGGTGCCGGCAGTGCCGGTCCACATGGGCACACTTGAGTAGAGGCCCATCAGTTGGCTTTCGACGTACTGCGCCAGCTCGATCATTGCGGGCTTGATGTAGCGTTCCGAATAATCTTCGACCGTCAGCGTCAGGTCCTTGGACGAGAAATCCCAGGAAACGTGCTGCTGCTTGTTCATGACGATCGGCACGGTGCCTTCGATCACGTCCGACGACACGCGCGTAGCGCCCGAAGACGATCGGAACTTCACCGGCTTGCGCACCGAAACGGTGTCGCCAACCTTGGTGAATTCCTTCGCGAAGTCGCGATGGACGAGCTGGCCCATCACGAGGTTGTTTTCGAGCTGCATCAGGCTTTCTTTAGCGATGACGCTCGGGGTGATCAGCGTATTGGAAGAGGCAGTCATTGATGTTGGTCCTTATGAGGATGCCATGACGCCGTCACGGTCACGATTGGCTCATGCGGATCTTCTTGTAGGTCTCGTAATCGGCCGTGTTCAGGTCGACTGCGGCACTCTTCGAAGATCCACCGGACACCGTTGAAACCGGGGCAGGTGCTTGGCTGATGCGTTTTGTTGGTGTGGGTTTGATGCCGGCTGCGAGCTTGCCAATCTCGACAAGTACGGTCGCAGGGTCTGCACGGCAGAGGCGCGCGGCTTCGCGCGGGTTCTTCAGAAGATGATACGCAACCAGCGCGCCGTTATCGACGCGGGACAACGCCTCGCCCATGACCGGCGTGATCTGTGGGCCTCCCTGTTCGGTCGGGAGAAAGATGTTGTCGATATCCGGGATGTGCTCCCGCATTTCTTCGGCTTGCGCAGAGATGATCTGCTGCGTCGTCTGCACTGACCGGGATTCGAGATCCCGTACCTTCGAAACCGTATCTTCCAGCTTTTCAGCCTTGAACGCCCGCCGGATCGCGTCGGCCTGCTGGCCTTCGAAATCTGCCGGGTCGATCTGGGCTCGTGTCGAAATCTGCTTTTGGAGTGCAGCCGCTTCGGCACGAAGTCGTTCCACCTCGCGTGCAGCGTCGTGCTTCTGGCGCGTCAGATCGTCGATCTTCGATTGAAGCTTTTCAGCGCGCGGGCGGAATCTTCCATCAGCCGCTCGCGGTTGTTCAGTCTTGCCGTCTTCAGATGAGGCTGCGGCGCCGTCCGGACTCGTCTCCGGTTGTGCGCTTGGTTCGGTTTCGGTCGTGGCAGGTTGTTCAACCTGGGAATCAGCAACAGGCGTGGCGACAGCTTCCGCTGCCGGTTGGGTCGTCTCAGACATGTGGGATAACTCCGGGATGTGGCGCGGCTAATCCGCGAAAGAACGCACGTCGTTACTGCGAGGGTTGTGACGCCTCGGATGCGGGTGGCTCTGGGGGTGTCAAGAGTTGCTGCACCTTCAGAGCATTATCGAGATGAACGCCGTCGATGCCGCGCATGCGTTCGGCGTGATCCAACGGCAGGCTATGGATCTGCGTTTGCTTGATCAGGTTTTCGAGGTATTCGCCGTCGGTCTGGACCCGAGTCAGCTCAGTCTTGGCTCTGATGTCCGCGACCTTGGCTGCTTCGCCGGCAATCTGAACCTCAGCCGCCTGAGTTTGCAGTTGCTGGGCCTGCTGCTCGGCTGGATTTGGCGGCGGCGGTGGCGCGTTCGGATCTTGTGTCGCCTGCGGCGGGAGCATGGCCTTAAGCCGTTTCGCGGCTTCCTGCGCGTCGGGGATGTCCATGTTTCGCACGGCGATATCCGCAAGCAGCGGCGCAAGTTCGGGCGGCAAAGCCTTCATAAGTTCAACGATTGCATCAGCCGCTTCAAGTCTCTTGGACGCGAAGCTCGGGCCGATCGTCACCCGGACATCAAACCGGCCTTGGTTGAGGTCGTTAACGATGACTTGCTGACCGTTGTCATCATAGAGCGTCTTGTTGATCGGGATGAATTGCTCAGATCCGTCTTCCGCCAGCATCCTGGCCGTGCGCTCGTTGTCATAGATCTTCGGAATGAGGTCGATCAGAATCCTCCCGCACTGTTCAATCGAACGCTGCAGGTTGTCCTGATAGTGGAAGTTGGCCGTGTCGCCCTGTGTTTCACGTCGCTTGATCGCGACTCCCGATGTCTCGTTCGAACGCGCGCCAAGGCTGGCGTCATAGATCCCCGTCGTCGCCTTGATGTCGTCCGTCGCCATCTGCCCTTCTTGCCAAAGGGCCTGCGGCGGCTCGGGGGCTTGGACTCGTTCCGGCCTGTTGGTTGGCGCTTTCGGGTCGGGCGTATACCGCAGATAGGGCCGGTTTCGGGTGTTGAGGGTGTCCCAATCGGACTTATGCTTGCCGATCATCTCGTCCGTGACGAGATAGGGGCTCTTTGGGCTCAACGCGATGTGTTCGGCCGCGGCTGACCGATAGAAGTTATAGAGCTGCTGCGGGTCGCGCGCGTTGCGAAGAAGGCCATGCCGGATCGTCACCGTCTCGAGCGGGATTTCCGTGCCGATCACCGCGACGATCGGGATATGACTACCGGGCCAGATGTGCGGGCCGGAAAGAACTTCCACACCGGTCACAAGGCTCTGTTCGATGCGGTAGCCCTGAGCCTCACGCTTTTTGACGATCGGCCCATACTGCATTTGCATCTGGTAGAGCTTGATCATGTCAAGCCCGGTGATGTCCGCGGTGGCGCCGCTCTGGAAAGCCGCGATTGTCTTCTTCTGCGGCTTCTTGCACCAGTATTCAGCGATCAGAACGTGATCGTTGTGAGCCCAGAAGATGCTGCTCGCCGTCCCGTTCATCGCGTTGAATGAGCGGACCGCATCGACGCTTGTCGGTTGGGCTTCGGGATATTTCTCCTCGAAATCATCTTTGGGCACCATCTCGACGACGATGCACCACATGGCATCAGATCTGTCTGGTTTGACCGACGCCGGGTCCCAATACACCGCAAGCGGGTAGGGAATAAGCTCGATCGCCAACTCCTGATCGAAGCCGTCGTCCTCGATGTATTTCGTATTGATGCGCCAATGGCCGATACCACACGCCGCGGCGTGGTAGGCGGCCGTGGCATAGACGTGCTTGGCGCTCGAACGGTACTGGATGTCCGA